AAACGACCACGAAGACGATCAATAAACTTGAAGAAGTTCAATTCATCTCTACTGATCTCGGAAGATCGTCCCATGTTGAATCCGTTTTCGGCATCCATTCTGGAGGTAGGAACGTGGAGGGCACGATATACTTTCTTGAGGAAGTAATCAACGTCTTCCATTTCACCGAGGTTCTGTCCACCATCTAGGGTTTGAATCTCAGTTCCTCTACCACCTTCTCGTCGTGGTAGCCAATAATCTTCAAGCATGTTCATGTGCTTGCGATCATCTTTGATCTCACCAGTGCTGGCATCATAAACCAACTTGTTCTGGTAACGATTCATGATGTCCTTGAGATACTGTTCTGCCTTTTGCTTGGGTAGGTTACCCACATCAATATAGAAGATACGACGCTCAGGCGCACGAGAGATTCTATAGATCACAGTAGCGTCTTCAGTCTGACGAAGCATGTTTAAAGGACGAATAGCCTTTTGAAGATATCCAACGACTCGCTTTGTTCCTGAATCGATAATACCAGAGTGAACATAACAGATAGAATCAGGAGCGATCTTCAGACCTGATTGTGCTGTCTGGAAAGAAGACTGCTTATCGAGATTTGTGTAGAGATAAAACTCTTCTACTTTATTGACTATGGCAACCTGAGTACCATTTACATTCTGTTGCTTCTTCTGTATATTTCTGATTTTCTTGATCTTAATAGGATCAATTGCTCGTAGTTCTATAATACCTTTGTTCTTTGCATTGTTATCTGTAATGACATGGTAGTATATTTTACTATCGATATACCATCTTCTAAAAATTTCATAGGACTTCTGATTAAACTTGAGGAGTTTTAATATTCCTTCAAATTCATCTTTCATTCTATTTTTAATAGAAACTGGCATATTAACTTTATCTAAATTAATAGAGACTATTGTTCTGTCTTGACCATGAACAATAGCCTCTGTAGTGATATCATCGATAGCGAGATCGACTTCGGGATAAAGTGCCATACTTCTGTACCGACCAATCAGATCATTTTCTGATTTTAGTCCACCATTGAAGTCAACATACTGTCCAAATACTCCACCGCCTTCGACGGTAAAGGTTCCATCATAATCATCAGGACCAACAAATGACGCTGCTTTTGAGTCAGCGCCACTTGTTGGTTTAGGGGTCATTTTTCCATTTCGACCAATGGTAAAACCAAATAGATCAATTGGCATTTACTTTTCTCCATAAAAAATATAAATCAAGTGAGTGAGGCACCCTCACCGCTAAGTGGGGTCCAGTATTCATAACCGATCGTCACGCTGAATTCTGCAACTGTATCTGTGGTATCAAATCCAAGGTCAAGACTTCCAACTTCGATTGGCCAGCAACCTACTAATGTAAACTTATCCTTCGGAGTACCTGCGTTATCTTGAGGTTGTACAGTCCACTCACCATAGGGTACTGCATCTCCTGCTCTATTGTCATTTTCTAGAGCGATGAATGCAGCAGACCAGTCCATAAACTTCCTATGGATGTCCATGTTTTGATCACACAGAACGCTAATGCTCCAGTCGGTGAATGTTCTGTCTCCTGCTCGCTTGATCTCTCTTCCTCTAAATGGAATAGTGATAGTTCCAAGTGATGCAGGAGGAACTGCGGCTGCCTTAATTAAAAATTCTTCACCATCGGTCATTGCTGCGGCAGCACCACCGAAGTTACCTGTTACATTATAAAGGTTTGGTCTAATTCCAGAACCAAATTTTCCCTTGAACTGTGATAGTGACATCTATCTCTCCTTTGTTATACTATATGTATCAACCCTCGGTGAAGAATGATCCAGAATTATTTGCTACGAAGTTAAGTTTAACGAACTGAACACTCTTGGTTGGCTGTAGGTAAATGTCGGCGATGAATTCACCAGCAGCGACGGTTGCAGCAGTGTTGTTGGACTCGTCACAGACAATTCTGTAGTTCTCAAGTCCTCTTCTGTTCTGAACATCACGAAGAACTGGCTCGACTTGACTTACGAAGTTCTGTCGAGTGAAGGCATCGTTCTGCTCGAAGAGAACGAAGTTCGCTGAAGTTGCGAAGGACTTCTCAAGAACGTTGAATAGTCTGCGAACCTGAATTCTGTCGAACGCACTTGGCTTGGTCTGAAGTGTCTTGTCTCCCCAGAGAACTGTTCCAGAGCCAGGGAAAGCAAAGATGTTGTTGATACCAACGCTGTATAGCGAATCTCTCTGTGCCTTGCTTGGAGCAAACGCGAGTTTGATTACGTTCTGGATGTTACCTCTACTGTAACCTGCTGGTGAGAACCAAGGAGCAAAATCAGTCTCAGTTCTAGCAAGGAGTCCTGCAACGTCACCGTTCAGGGGAACCCAACGAGAAACTCCGTTATAGGAGTCGCTGATATACTTCCAGTTTCCATCCATGGCAGCGTATGAACTATCTCTGTTGAGATCGTTTATTCTATAGTCCTTGACAGTGTTGAAGGTACACTTGTCTAGTGTTGCAATGTTTACAAGTGCCTCTGCTGATTCAATACCTGCATCACCAGCGGCGTCTGCAACTGGCTGTGAGATCAAAGCGATACAGTCTTTTCTAGTGGTTGCTAGATCAACTAGGTGTTGATTGAGTGCATTGTTTGCATCTCCAGCGATAACAATACTAACATCAACCTCATCGGTATCTGTAAAGTAGGTTGTCCAAGTGGTTTGTTTTTCTGCATTTGTTACTGAGGTTCCATATGCTCCACCTGTGAAGGTGTAAGATAGAGGTGCATTTTCACCAGAATTACCTGCGTTGTCATAAGCATCTAGTGGAATCTTTGTGAAGTTTGCTTTACTAGCATTAATGATACCGTTTGCATCGAGGTCGGCAGAAGAAACAGTTACGTCTAATCCGTCCTCAACATTGTTAGCACCAAACAAGTCAGAGAAAGTTCCACCACGACCAGCAGAAGATCCCATGATGCTCTGGAACTGTCCAAGATTTGGATCAATTTTTACAAAATCAGATTCTGCGATAACATACTTGTAATAGAGAGGACTACCGAGATCGTCAACTGCGTTGATGATCTGACTTAGACCTTCGTATAGTTCTAGAACACTACCACTGGGTCCAAAGACACCTCTACGATCGATGATTGCAATGGCGAGTTCGTCGCCTGTCGCACCGAATCTAGCAGCATGAGAGGAGGTGTTTGGCTTATATGTGAAGGCGTCAGTAGCAGTTCCTGCGGTATAGCCCATACCAGCAGTGACAAGTTGTAGTTCAAGAGCGCCATTTACATGTGCGCCAACATCTTTAGTTTGCATGGTGAAGAATGATTCAGCGGGACCAAGAACAAGGCCAGAGGAATACTCACCTGAGATACCAATGGTGGCGGAGGTAGCACCTGCTCCTTGTGCCCGAACGACTGTTAGATTGTTTCCGTACTGTAGGAAGTTATAACAAGTCCACCAGTCAGAACCGTAGCGATCAACGCTTGGTGTACCAAAAGTTTCTTGTAGTTCCTTAACACTACTAATTAGAATTCGTTCGTTTACTGGTCCCTTGTCGAAACGACCGACAAAGGCAGCGGGTGTTGTAGCGACAAGTGAAACGATACCCGAGAAATCTCTCTCAGTAACGCTCACACTGGGACTTAAAGTAAATGCCATTTTCTATTCTCCTTAGATACGCTGCGTATTCCCTTTATTTATACTTTCTGGTATTTAGAAAAAGGATCCTTTGGTATCATCTTTGTCAGAAAACCACCTATCTTTTCCATCCCACATACTATTTTCCTCATCGCCGTTATCAATAAATCCAAAAGGAGACATATCTTCTTCTAACTGATCAATGTCCTCTTGATATATATCTGTCCTAACGTCAACGTCTGTGAGGTTCTTGAAATACTCTTGTCGTGTCAACCATCCAAATAATACTAGACACATTACCAAGTCGTCGTGGTGTCCATCATCTGCCTCATATGACTGCTTCTTTGCCACGAACGTGGTGAGTTCTCCTACGATTTCTTGATCTTCTACTAGTAGTTTATCTTCTTCTATGAGACTTTTCAACACAGAACAGCCTAGTTTCTTGACCACCTGTGATGTGCGAACACCAAACTGAACATTTCCTTTACCAAAGCCACCACTAATAGTCTGTCCCTTTCTACCTTGGTGAGAACACATCAACACATTTTCATACTCAAGATCTGAATACAAAACGTCTGCTACCTGACCACCAATGTCGTTGATCTCAACGAGGCAGAATGCGTTGTTATACTGCTCTGCTAGTCTCTTAACGACGGTTGGGTAAACCATTGGTGAAATAAGGTTGTTTCTAAAGCGTGCTACAACTTTATATGGGGGATTTGTTATGTCAATTACACAGAACGCACTGTAGTCCTTTCCCTGACCTCTGGAGGTATCCACAGTGATCACATAGGTATGTCCCTCAACAGGATCATCGTAAACACAAAGTCCATCTGCGTTCTTGATCTTAGGCTTCACCCAAGCAAGGGAGTGGATCTTATGTGAGGATATCAGCGTATTGCTAGAGCCGATGAAGTCACACTCAAACTCTGACTGGAACTGTTGCTCGCTTGTGTTGGCAATAGTTTCATTCATCCATGTCTCATCGCGGAGAGGACCGCCTGGATACTTCGGAACCTGAGACCAATGAACCTCGATGGGGACATACTCATTCTTGCCAGACTCACCCACTTCTTTGATGGCGTGCTTCCAATAATGGTAGAACATGTTCAATCCGTTTGGAGTTGATACCATAAGCACCTTTGTGTTCTGTCCAGATGTCACGGTGGGATATACAGAACTGAAGAACTCTTCGGCAATATTATTCGGAACGTGAGCAAATTCGTCAAGGAAGATCATGTTAAACGAACCACCACGAATGGCAG